GCTCGGCTCTTGAGTTGGTCCGAGGGCTCTGCCCCGCAGGGGGCGCCATGTCGGACCGATTGGCCGTCACCAACTACCCTTTCGAGGGGAGGACTGCATGAAGACCGAAGTTTCGATCCTGTTCTCGCCAGACTGGGTTTTAACCTTGTCCGGGGAGGATCGCCATTCTTTCATTTCCTTGTCTTGGACCACTCGGTGTCTGTGACTGCTACTAGAACATACTCTACTCTTATTACAATATGATTTTCCGCGAGGAGGCAACTGGTGGGACTGAATGGTTATGAAGAATGGTACGTCATCGCGTTGGGTAGGTGAAAATCTCAAAGATTCCACCACTCAATTCCGATTGCCAACAATGGAGCGAGCGGTTACACAGGCGGCGATCTTGCCTCTATCCAGTCCTCGGGAGTTTACAGTTTTTAGGCTGAGGTTACACAGGGTAAATAGGATTTAGAGCTTTCGAAGGGCACGGGAGTTTGTCGGTTGGTTGCTGGTTGTCTGGAGGAGTGGTGAAAAAAGAGTCTTCTGTTTGATGTAAACCTTTCCACGCTTGATCCGCTACTTTCCATTTCAGGGAGCGGCTTGACGGTCGGCCATTTGGTCTTCCCCTAGGTGATATGATTCTCACGGGGGCTCGCCACTCAGTTCACGGTATAATCACATCCGTAGTCACGCATGGTCTTGCGATTGATTGTCTGAGTCGAGTTTGAGATGTTTCAAGTCAAAGAAAATTAAGAATTGAAACGCCACGAGGGCAACGCTACTAGAAGAGCGAATTTGCCTTTGTCGCCGTTTAGGAGATAGGAATAGCTGTAGCAGACGATTCCTACAAACGACAAAGGAAGAAGCGAAAGTCACCTCTTCCTCGTGGTATTGTTGCCAACATCAGTTATCGCACTGGGCTTGCGCTGCTTTTTGGGCTTAAGCATAACAAAACATTGTTCTGTGATCTTACCCTAGTATGATCAGTGCTCAATTCGTGAACGATATTGGCTGTCAGATTCGATGGTCAGGTATCCCTGATTCGGCTCTCGTTGATTCGAGGTCCATCGACACCTTATCCGTTGGAGTCTGTTTTAAAGAAAAATTTTCCGGCATCTGCGCTCGTGGCTCCGTATTACGAAGGACGTGGCGCTAAGTGTCAACCCAGGGTTTTCACCTGGGTTTCCAGCCTGACGGCCGCACTTCATATTTCGTGACGCCATTTCTGGCGAACTAAAAATATGGAATGAGCTTACCTTTCCGGAACTAGTTCCTTGACGCAGCCGCATCTTATTGATAGGGTGTTTCTGTTGTGAAGTCTAACTTCTGGGAGTTTTGAATCTTCCTCTGATTGGGGTCTAACCCCTGGGAGTTTCAAGTCTTCCTCTGACCGAGGTCTAACCTCCGGGAGTTTTACACCTTCCTCTGGTGTGGATCTAATCCACGGGAGTTTTAAATCTTCCTCTGATTGGAATCTAATTCCTGGGAGTTTTGAATCTTCCCCTGATTTTGAGGTCTAACCTCTGGGAGTTTTTAGCCTTCCTCTGACTTGACCTCTGGTTGTCTCTCTCCTACACTGAAAGTCACGTCCTCTCTCGGTTTCGATGATGTTTGGACGGGGAATGAATGCAGCGACAGCCAGCTTGTATTCCATTGGTCATGTGTTCTCATGCGGAGTTACCCTGCATGAGACGAATGTTGAAACATCACATGACCGCGAATTGCAAGATGAAAGATGTGATCAATTGTCACGCCCCTCGGGCCTGTCTCTCATTGTGTCTTGCAGTCTGTGGTTTTCGCTGCATTTCTAACCCTTGCTCGATTCGAAGCAATGATGGCATCTTCATCTTGCCGGCGGGCTTTGGCCAGGTCCATCTCCAGCTGTCGCTCGTGTGTGATTACCAGCTCGGGCTCTTCCTCTACATGCATCCCTTGGATCGCATTACGCAATTCCCTCATGAACGGGTTGTCTATGCCAGTGGGCCCTTTAATTAAAGGTCTCGGCCCGCCCGTTCTCCTAAGCTGTCTTATCGGAGGAATGACCCGCCCGAAAGAATCGGTTGACCCGCCGAGCTTTGGTTTGAATAGGCTAGCCAACCCCTTTTTGGGGCTAGGAGGTGGAGTCTTGGTACCACATAGCGTTTCGGTGAACTGGAACACCTGCTGTAAAGGTTGGTGGTTCTGGCACCAACGTCTGAAACCTTTGAAAGAATCATCTCCGCTTCCTAGGTAATCTCCCACGAGGACTAGTGCATTGGTAACCCCTGCCTCCATGGCCTCTTCGCCTGTGTATCCGCCTTTGATACATGTAACTGCCAGGTCGAAGATGGCATGGGCGCTGTGCGGCTTCGGACGCCGAAAGGAAAAGGCCGACTGGGGCGGCGGCTTGGGTGGCAAATCGGAATTACCCTGATCTGTCATGTCCACGAAGCCCTGATCTGTCGCGTAGTCTACTTTCTTCACTACTCGGCCATTGAACCAATGCCCTCGGGTATGGTCCCCGGTGAAGTCCATGGCTATGGCGGTGTCTTGCAAACCATACCATTCTGTCAAACCATTACCGGATTGTGCAAATGCGTAGCCTTCTACCTCATAGAATCCAACTAGCTCATCAGTTGTGAACCAACCTTGTGAGAACCGCTGACATCCGAAGTGGCGATGGAATCGGACCCTGGAGTTACCCAAGGGGTCTGCTTCCACCGCGCACAGGGCTGGAATGTCTGCCGGACACACACAGGTTGGTCGTTGGATTTGAGGAGTGGCGCACCCTGAGCTTGCAAACGAGCCCCGATTGGACTCGGTTGTCCATGATGTATCGCTGGTCTCTCGCAAGACGGTCAGCGCATTGGTTGCGACTCTTCGGTATGGGAACTTTGAACCGGGTGGGAGCGAACAAACCCTGATGTTGGAACTGATCCTACCTCTCTTGAATACAGAACAACCACATTTGGGATCCTGTGATGTCTCGCCCGTAATGGTGAACATTTCTAAGTGAGCGTTACAGTGTCCCCACCCGTACAGAGATGTGTCTGGCAATGGATCTGTGTTCGCCACGGTGAAGGCTCTTGACGGCGCAGTCAATGTGGTTTCCCACCGGTCTAACAGTTGTCGTGCCAATTTCTTCCACTGGCTCTCGAATGCGTGGCCTGCCATCAGACGTTCCAGAGCGTCCTTCAAGTTCCGGTTTTCCTTAGCCACGTTTGCCCCTGAATGGCGCAGTTGAATGTGCAGCCGGCCGATCTCTTCCTCTAATCGGTTGACTTGGTTGGCTGCCCAGGTTGCCTCATCAGTTGGTGTGGCCTTGAATTCCGAAACCTCAAAGGCCTTTGTACCGCATTCAGAAACCCTGGTGTAACCGCCGCTGATCGGTATGATTGGTTCGGCAGCAGTCAAGTGACCGGCGGTAGTGTAGTAAGGCGTCCCCTGCCGGACTGGAGCATTCCAAAGAATTGGCGAATGGCGGAAACAAGCCATCACGTAGTCAAACCCTGGTGTTTGTGCACCTGGGAATCGATTCGGACCCATGATGGATTCAACCACGCTGTGATCTTCGCTCAATTTTCCTCCTTGAGCGACTTGATTATACCATGAACGCAGCTCGGTACCCTTCAACCCTGTCCCCACGAGTAACGTCACAAACTCTATTGCTAACCATACGTGTTCCTCGAGTTGCACTTGTGGGTTCCGAGCAAAGTAAGGCCATTTGTGGAACACTGGCTTTATACCTTCATCAGCCAGCATGGGTATGACCTTGAGCCGTGGTAAGTCATACGCCCCTTGGAAGTCTTCAGCACACAGCAGAGTCTCGGGGTATTCCATAAAGCCGTGATCAAGCTTGTTGTTGGATCGATGCGTATAAACCAGGCCGTTGCGATCATTGCTAAACCTTGTTAATCGACCGATGGCTTGCTTGAACTCTGACGGGCTGAGAGCAGTAGGTTTTGTCAACACACCACGGTTCTGATGGATGTTCCGACCGCAGACTAAAAACCATGGAGGGGGTTTGGCGTCAAAGCCAGTCATCATACTTTTGGTGCCAATTACCACGTAACGTCCCGACTTGATAGCAGCCTCCCTTTCGATCCATTGTTGACTGCCTGGCTTAATCCAACTTCCCACCATGACTATTGGAGGAACGTCGATGATGTCCACTCCCACGGCGTTGGCAACGGGAGTCAGGCCAGTGGCTGAATTCCGTATTGCATTAAGCGCCCACCAGGTTCGTTCCACCTCGTTCTTAGTGGCACATAGGATCATTGACCGTTGACTACTCTGGTTTGGGGTCATGCCATTCTTCATCTTTGTCGCCTTATCTTGAAATGCTGTGTGCCACATGTCTGCAACGGGTAGAGAATCCTCGAAAGTTTTAATTTCCACGGTCCAGCGGGGGGTCTGCCTTGACAAATGCTCGGTCGGTAGAAGTCCCTTCCATGGTGAGGGAGTCGCCGTGGTCATTATGACTCGTGCACCCCGGAGCTTCTGAACCGCAAGCCGTTGGTAAGGCGAGCTTTGGTGTATTTCATCCAACACAAACACGTCCTTATCCAGCCTTAGCGCCGGGGTGCCGATTCGGGTCAATGCATGGTGGTAAGTCATCAAATACACTTTAACATGCGAGGCTGGTGTCACCCCTCGCCTCAGTACTTGATACTTCCGTTTATGCAAGGGATCTGAATCGGAGCCCATGTTTAGATGAGGTGAAAAAGGGGTGGCCAACAAGATTCTAGATGGTACCATCAGGATTATTCGGCCATCACATAGTTCAGGTATTTCCATCATGTGATCCAAATAAGCCCGGACTGCGTCAGAAGACTTTCCACTTCCTGTGGGCGCCTGCACGGCAACTTGTCGATCAGGATTGGTTTCCATCTTCTCGAAGATTTCATCCGTTTCCAGTGTCCATGGATTAGTACTAACACCTGTCCCGGCAAAAGGCTTGAGCATTTGCATGCGCGTGAACGCAACGGTGATCCACGTGACAATGTCGGCTACGATGCCAGAACAATGGGCAAAAGGTAGGAGGTAATATACTTGGACAGGAATGGCTTGAGTCAATGTGCCGGCCACAATCTTGGAGATGATATATGGGTCCCTCGGGAACCACGAGCTGATCATCGCGGAAGTATCCAATGTGCAAAGCCAGTAGAGGCAACTGATGATGGAGTACACCTTGTTCATGTCTACAACCAAGAACATGTACAAGCCATACACCAAACCCAAGATCGGAATGCTGTACAGCCATTTCTCCACGAACCACATCAGTATGAAGGCTAGCACCGTGACCCAGTTGGCATTCTTATAAACCCACTCTGGGTGGGCGCGGATCTTAGCTAGGAATTTTGGATCTTGAGCGCGATACCAAAATTTAACAGGGTCGTAGATGCAGAAGCTGCCTCTTTTACTGATGCTTACGAATTCAGCAAGCGAGATCGGCGAAGGAGCATCATCTCCTGCTCGGATGCCTGCTTTTCTCTCGAGCATAAGCCAAATTGAGCAAGCAACATTTTGGTTGACATCAGGAGACTGGTTGATCCACTCCATCTGGGGTGCGACCTCTCGCAAGCCATTACTGAACTTGCGATCGAAGTACTTGGACCACCCCCTGATGTCATCCAAAAACTCTTTACCTCCGTCATCCATGTCTACCAGATGGGCGAACCATTTGTCGTATTTGGCTTGGTACTTCTCTGCTGACTTAGGCATACAACCGTAGTGGATGGCTAGGACTTTGGGGTAACTGGCTATGCCTAACTGGCTCATACGATTCAATCTCTCTTTGAACAATAGAGGTTGATCAGCCACCCATTTGACCTCATTCACCACCTCTTTGAGTTTGCGGATCTTGAACCCTGCCATGTTGCGTACAACTTTGTCCCGAGAGGTGTTCCATCCGACTATCCTTTCCATGTCTTGGAGTACCCGACCCGTGGGATATTGAATAAACCCGTTCACTCGTCTCTTTTCCGAGTGGTCTGCGGCGGCCCAGAGGTAGCGTATCATACTCACTTTGAGATCTTCAGTGATTGCGTTGTACGCATGAGGCAGATTAGCGGTGAGCAATCGGTGGCCTTCCAATTTTTGGATATCGGCCATCAAGTATTCATCATTATTCAATACCATTGCTCTCCCTCTGGTTGCTGCTGTCCGCCTGATCCAGGTCGTTTCCAAGTCCCTGTACACGATGATTTCTGGGGGGCTATCGGTGTTGGCATCTAGGACTTCGGGGTTGATCCTAGCGTATTTGATCAGTTCCGGGTTGCAGTCGATGTTTGCAAAACGTCGAACAAGATCTGCCATCGCCAACCGATCTTCATGGGTTGGGGGTCTCCCTTTGCAACCCAAGAATGTGACAGAGCGATAGTCATCGAAAATCCCCAATTCCAACTTGAAACCTCGTCTGTGTGCGCATTTCTGGAACAATGCTGCATCTATCGGTACCCTGCCTGGCAGCGTCAATCCCCACACGTTGTCATCCCCGGAGTTGGTGAAACTGGACTTAGAATCGTCGAAGAAGTCGCTCATCTTCCAATCAAGTCCGGCTTCTATGGCATAGTCCATCATAATTCGCGCCATGATTGGTTTCATCAACCAGGTATCTGTCCACGAGGTGGAAGCTTCACCTGTTCCACCGCCCCGGAATTTGAAGAAAACATTGCCAAATTTGACCGAATGACCTGCCCGTCCGTAGTCAAGATAATCGGGAATGGATGTGCCCTTAGGAAGGGTCAACATCACAGCAAAGGAATTTCTCATCACCTCGTTTCTGATGGTGAGCCACTTTGCTATAACCGGATCCGACACACCCCTCTCAATTAGGCGATCCAACATGCGCATGTGAAATGCCTGGAAATGAGCATCCAGCTGGCTGGCATCCCCCTCAATAGAATACTGATGGGTGGTCAAAGCTTGGAACACTCTGGAATATGCTTGCCCAGCTGGGGTTTTACTCACCATGTTCCAGTGCGGGGCCGGTGTTCGGTTCTTCATTTCCAAGCCCACCCTGGCATTTTGCATAATGGTGACCAGATTTTCTCCATAGACTGTTCTCACCGGCTTTCGCACACCTTGAGCATCTGCGGTGAAAAGAGGATCGGCCTGGACTGGTTGTGACTTTGGAAACACCGAGAAGAACATTGGGCGTATGATCCCCTCTCGCATTCGTTGCTGCGATACTTTCTTAGCTGCCTCTATAAGCCCGTCATGATAAGCGTGCATCCTAGAGTCTGCATTGATCAAGGAATCTGTGTTGTACTTCATCATGCCACGGCGCATCATCCACGTGATGTAATGGTCCTCACTTCGGAGTTGAGGATCGACCATTGCCTCAGGTATCTGATCAAATACGGCATCAGCGGCTTCGTCTGCAGCTTGCCTGTCTTCGGCTTTCAAGGTGTCCGTTTCAGTGAGGGGCACTCCATCATTGTACACGCCGTCTCTGAGATACCTCAAGGCAGAAGGCAACACGACGGAGGGATTGATTGCTGCCAGCATGGCTCCATCAACCGCTTGAGGGGCATTGATCGTTTTGTTCCTGGCAGTGAAATACGGCTCAATCCTTGCTTTGAAGTCTATGCTTTGCAATGCAGCTTCTCGCTCGTACTGGTCTTTTTCCTGCTGCGACATGACAGGTCGCATCTGCAACCGGTAGGGGCGTGATTGGTGGCCGCCGAAGGCTTCATGGGTAGGAATGTGTCTCCAGGCTCGCCTGGTCAACTCTTCGTAGTTGGTATCTGCCGTGTCCCTTGCTTGTTTGAGTTCTTCCACTTGCATCCGGTATTCATCCTTTGCCGGCATCTGACGTTTGAACTCAGCCATGGCCATTGAAGATCTTAGCCTATACCGCAGCGATGCGTAAGGATTATTCATCACCCCGGCAGGGCCCCATGCGGCCTTGAGCCCACGTATGGCCAGCGGTTCGGAGAACAGGAAATGGATGGCCCTGTAAACTAGGTGACGCAATGACTCATAGGCCCACACTCCTGTTGTAGCAACCAGGAGGCCCGTTGTGAAAAGGATGTCAAATACGGGTTGTAGAAACCTGGTTGCTCGGTCTTGCGCATCGATGGCCAATCTCAATAAGTCTGAAAAGACTTTGAAGTGGCTGGTAGCCTTGGTCAACCATCTACCTACCCAAGACCCAAAATCGGCAACCCATGCTCCGACGGAATCCCCCTGGGGTGGAGACCATTCTGACACATCCAACTCTTCTTCTGACGAATCCTCAAAGGCTATGTGTTCCCCGATCCGGTTCACCAACCTCCGGGCTTCTTCAGGCTTCCAGCCCTTGAGCTTCAGACCTTCCTCCGCGGACACCAGTGCATCGGTGAGTTCGACCAACGAATCGTCAGAGCGCACTTGGTTGGTCACCTCCTCTTGATTTTCATCTGGAAGCGGTACCAGATGTGCGTCTATTGCATCGCTCACGATGGGTCGGGTACCGCTTGGGGCGGGAGCTTCGGAGCTCGGCTCATCCGCAGCAAACAAACCTGCCTCCTCCCTCCATTGCGCGAGGTCAGCCCCGAAATAATCGGCTACTTGCACTCCGAGTTTGACACTACCCAAGAATCCAGCAACCAGGACCGCAGTAAAGGACAGTGCTGTGGGGACAACTGCTCCCGTAGTGAAGCCTTGGCCGATAGCCATTGTCTGACAATTCCATAAGGGGGCGTATGCCTTCTCGTCACCCAACCGTGCTTTGTTCCTAAGTTGTGCTGGGTTGAATGGAAAGGGAAGTGCGAGCCAATGGTCTGAAGTCGCGTGTCTTTGATGCCACCGGAACGGTGCATCCAAGGTGTGTGGTACACCTTTCTTAAACGCTCCTTCGAAACACTCTCCTGTGGATGGCACCGCCAATGACACATGACCAAACAGTGTAGCCCATCCCCCTAGTTTGTAAAACCTTATTTCAGTCTCCCACTTGCAAAGGCTGATGACGTCATGCAGCAATCGATCAGCTGCGTGAAGCACCAGAAGCAAGATCAATATCCGAAATGGGAGAAAGGGTCCTAAAACTAGGCCTGGATTGGAAGCGGCATGATATAAAATTCCCAGGAAGAAAGAGGGTTCGGCCCCGCTGACAACCATCTCGAACAGCATCGGTATACTCATGAAAATGACGGCCGGTCCAGTCCACAACCATGCACCTACGATCAAAAATATGGCGATTCTCAGTGCGTGTGCGGTAGCCGCCACCCTGAGTGACAATGCCTTTCTGACCATGTATCTTGGTACCCCCAAGGATAAGGTCACTTTCGGCACATCAATGCCGAAATGCCACCACAACATTGCTAAAAATGGTGCCAATGTTGGTTGTCTAAAATCTTCGGGTGTCAACGGCCTTTTGTAATCCCGATCGAAGGACTTGTCCAGACTCTCCATAATTGCTCCGGCGGCTATTCCCGTCTGCATTGTGCCTGCCCCCCCGTGGC